ACAAGGGGCTTCGGCCCCTTTTTTAACTAACAATAATGCTAACAGAGGAACAGGAAACATTGATGCTTCAGATGGAAGCACTAGAGGCAGACTGCTATATTGACCCTAACGAGAAGATAGAGTATCCGCCAGTCGCAATAAGTTATAAGGAACACTCGTATAATACTAGAGATGGATTAAAGACCTATCCAACACCGATAGGAACCTATGGCAACTTTAGCTTTATACAAGCTCCGCCAAAACACCAGAAGACATTTTTAGTTAGCTTATTATCAGCTGCTTACTTAGGAGGCGGAAATGATAAGTTTACTGGAAAGCTAAAAGGACATAGAAATGGCAAATGTTTATTTCACTTTGACACCGAGCAAGGACGTTTTCACGCGCAGCGTGTCTTCAGAAGACCTATTGAAATGTCAAAGGTGGACCTTGAGTGTTACAGGACTTACGGACTTAGAAGTCAGTCGCCTAAGCAACGACTAGCTTTTATAGACTATATGATTACATACGCTGATAATTTAGGCGTAGTTATTATAGACGGAATAGCGGACCTGATAGGGGACGTTAATAATATTGATGAAGCGAATATGGTGGTGCAGAAGTTGATGTATTGGACTGAGAAGTTTAATATTCATATCATCACCGTTATTCATAGCAACTGGGGCAGTACTAAACCTACTGGCCACTTGGGTAGTGCATTAGAGAAGAAAGCTGAAACGCAAATACAGCTAGAAAGACTTGAAGCAGACCCAAGCGTTGTAATAGCGAAGTGCAAAGCAAGTAGAGGTAAGAGCTTTGAAAACTTTAGCTTCTTTGTTAATAGCGTCAGCTTGCCAGAGGTGGCTGACCAAGATATAGAAATAATCGACCTAATAGGTGGAAGTAAAATTAAACATACCAATAAAGCCAGTACCGCATCAGTCGGTAAGAGTGACCAGATTCGGGCGCACTTATCAGCCTAAACGCATTACTGACTATAAACAACAAATTCAAGAAGCCGTTAGGGAACAACTCCCTAGTGGCTTCTTTTGCATTAAGGCAGACACACCAATAGCAGTCACCAAGCTGCACTATGTGTTTCAATATCCTAAGAGTATGCCGAAGTATAAACGAGAATCTTCGTATATTCAGTATAAGGTTACAAAGCCTGATTTACACGACAACCTAAACAAAGCACTCTTCGATGCCCTAGAAGGAGTATTATGGGAAAGAGACCAAAATGTAGTTGCAATGGACAATATAAGAAAATACTACGGAGAAGAAGATGCGATAATCATAGAGATAGAATGCTTAAACTCTTAGCAGATAAACACAACTTGTGGCTTAGTATGGTACTGGGCTTTGGATGTGATTACGACACAGCCCAAGACATAGTACAGTCTATGTACTTAAGAATGCATAAGTACGTTAAAGACGAGGGAAGGATAATGTACAATGACGATGAGGTAAACCGCTTCTTTGTTTACGTAACCCTGAAGAATATGTATAAGACCTATGTAGCAGCAGAGAAGAAGTTTATCTGGTATGAAGTAAGAGAAGATGACGCTATTGATACCGAGATGATGGAGATAGCTTTTGATGATGCTATGGAAATAGCTTTTCAGACGCTAATGACGAAGATTGCAAGTGAGATGGGTACTTGGCATAGATACGACAGAATCCTCTCGGAGAAGTACTTTAAAAGCGATTACAGCCTAAGAGATATAGCAAAAGGAGCTGGTATCAGCTTAACCAGTATATTCAACTCAATTAGAAACAACAAGAAGATTCTTAAGAAGAAGTTTCGTGAGGACTGGGAAGACTTTAAAAACGGAGATTATCACCTAATAAATAAGTAATATGGACAGTATTAGTAAATACGAAGAAAATCAAGAGTACTATGAAAACTTGGACAAGCGTACTAAAGAGTACAAATCTTATGCCGAGTGGAAGGCGAACCAAGAGGCATCCCCAGAAGGTCTGGGAGATAGCATTGAGGCGTTTACAGAAGCGACTGGCATCAAGGCTGCTGTTAAGTTCTTAGCAGGAGAAGACTGTGGCTGTGATGAGCGCAGACAGAAACTAAATCAGATTTTTAGATACAACAAACCAGAGTGTCTAAGAGAAGATGAATACGAGTATCTGGCTGAGTTCTATTCCACAAACAAGAACACTATTGCTGGAGACGATAAGGTTAGACTTATCAGAATATACAACAGGGTATTTAAAACCAATAAGAAGCTTACTTCTTGTGGGCCTTGCCTCAAGTCTACCTATGACCAACTAAAGCAATATTTTGAGTTATATCAGTAAGGAGCAAGAACTCTTTGATTGGCTCAAGGATAATGTGTATCCTGACCTGCTTATGGCGAAAAACCCTTTAAGCAGGTGGGATTGCTATTCCCCTAACACAAGGCATCGTATAGAGTTGAAGTGCAGAGACAGGCACTACCCTGACCTTCTTATCGAAAAGAAGAAGCACGATGCCGTTGTTGCTAAATGCAATGACAACTTAGATATTCCTATCTATATCAACAGCACACCCAAAGGAGTGTTTAGGTTCAATATGTTTAAGCACGATGGTTTCTGGGAAGTTAGAGGAATGCCAAAGACTACCCAGTTCTCTAACAACAATTTCATCTCTAAAGAGGTGGGATATTTCAATATCAATCAAGCGGATATTTTGATGTAGTGTTGCGTTATTCACATTTTATTCCTACCTTCGTAGTGAACTTAAAATTAATAGCGTATGCACATTGAAGCAAAAGTCACTCCAGTTCCTAAAGATGAACGGACTGACAAGAACCAGTACGATGTAGAAATCAAGACCTACAAGGAGAGTATCTCAGGCAGGTTTGAGCATTATCAGCTGAGAAGCTTAATCCAGCAGATAGACAATGCCATCTACTAGAAAACAGAAGCCAGTATTCTCTGGCGTACTAAAGTACTTTCCTGATGCTATTATGGAGGTTGCCAGATGCTCTTGGGCAGGCAATCAACAGCACCACCCAGAGAAACCAATTCATTGGGACAGAGGAAAGTCTAACGACCACTTAGACGCTTTAGCAAGACATCTTATCCAATCAGGTGAGATTGACGATGATGGAGTACGTCACTCCGCTAAAGTGGCTTGGCGAGCATTAGCAAACCTACAACTAGAAATAGAAAAATCAGAACAAGACAAAATTATTCAGCAATGAAAGAAGGTGTAGAAAACCTAAAGACCGAGTTGGACGAAGTAATAAGCCAAATTAAAAACTCCAAGTACTCTCCAAAAAAAGATGTAAATATCGCTAGGTACAATAGAGTCAGAACGCTTGAGTATGTTTCGTCAAGATTAGAATTAATACTTAGAGATGATAGACAAACTATCTAAGAATCAGAAGGACCTTTTGTATGATGCGGCCATTATAGAATTACTTGGCAGTATAACAGAGGCTATAAAGAAGAAGCCTAGCTCTAAGTTAATACAGATGAGCAAAGCTGTACAAGATATTATCTTCTATGTCAATGACCTTAGAATGGAGCGGTTTGCTTACGATGAGTTTATGAAGCGTAGAACTATTAACGAGGTTCAGCTGAATGAGAAGATAAAGGAATTAGAAAACGAATTATACTCTTACAATGATAACACTACTGAACGGAGAGCGGATTACGAAACCGAATCTACTTGAGAAAATGCAAAGTGATTCGTACTACTACGGACACTTAGGCCAGTATGCTCTAAGCAGCTCTTCTCTTAAAAAACTAATACAGGGGCCAAAAGCTTATCAGGCATCCTTGCGGAAGTCTGATAGCTCCCAAGCCCTTAGAGACGGACAGCTTATACACTTATCTATCTTAGAACCTCATAAGCTAAACGACCTTGTAATTACAGAAGGCACTAAAGCTAGGAAGGAGTTTAAGGAAGCTGTAGCTAAACACGGAGAGCATAAGGTGTATACGCAGTCAGAGATGGAGTCTGCTTACTGGATGGCTGACGCTGTCAAGAGCAATCCTACTTCAAGTTTCCTATTGGAAAATTGTGATTATGAAGTACCTAATGCAGCAATGATTGAAGGCCTGCCATTTAGAGCAAAGGCTGATGCTATTACTAAAGATGGGTCTACAATTATAGACATCAAGACTACAGCTAGTATTGGTGAAGAGGGAGATGATTTTTATTGGTCTGCTAGAAAATTTAAGTACGCACTACAAGCTGTATTGTATATGCAGATATTCGGAGCTACAGATTTTCTTTTTCTAGTAGTAGACAAGGGAACCAGAGAAATTGGTATATTTGATTGTAGTGAGCAGTTCTTAGATATAGGACGCACACACATTGAAAAGGGCATCGAGAACTACAAGAAGTTCTTTATGTCACCAGATTCTGAAACCCTAATCAATAATAATGTTATTCGAAGAACTTTATAAATACGATGCGTCAGACGACAACGAGACAGGCCAGCATTTCTACATAGCTACTTTAATGTACTGGCTCCTAAACAACGAGCTAGAGATATTTGATGATGTCCTTAGTTACTTCCAAGATAAGGAGCAGTATATAGTTTGCTTTGGAATTAAGAAAGCAATAGACAAGATAGAGGAAACTATCGAGAAAAGGTTTGATGAGGCCGCTGTGCAGTCGGAGACTGACGGAGAGAAGATTTATGATGCAGAAGAATACAAGAGAGTAAGTAGAGAAATATTTAAAGACATATTATTTGAAATTTATGAATGCCAGATTAAAGCAACTGAAGAATGAAGTTGAGAAGAGAGTAGGCCACAGAATAGATACGCCTATGCAGAAGAGACATTATACTTATGCTAGAGCTGTCTATTGTAAAGTAGCCAGAGAGATGAGTAATAACACGATTACTCACAGAGAAATAGGTGAGTCAATGAACAGGGACCATACTACCGTACTTCATAACTTAAACGTGATATTCCCCTTTGCGATGCGTGAGGCTACGTTTAAGGAACTTTACAACGATTTAAGTATGATGTTCCAGCCAGAGCAAGAAAGTCCGTTATACGAGCTTAAACAGCGTGAGGAGGAGGAAGTTCTAAGAGACAGGATTTACAAGTTGATACAACAAAACAAAGACCTGAAGACTCAGTTAAGACTTATTAAGTTCGGAGACGATTTGTTTTCGCCTCTGTATGAGGGACTTAGCGAGGAGGAGATGCAGGAGATTTATGATAAGATGTATATAATGGTTAAGTCTATTAGAACTAGAATTTATAGATAGTGCCTAAAGTAAGGAAAAAACCATATCAGTTAGGCTCTCCTAGAGGAGACAATCCTATGAAAGAAATGTCTTGGTGCGTAGCTAAACATATCTTTGTTAGCTGTAAGCCAGAAGCAATTAAGGAGGGTCGGTATTGGAAGCAGACTAATATGTATGCACTTACTATTAGGTATGGTGAGAAGTACAGACAGTCAGAGTTCATCTATAACAAGGATGATATTATGACGGCTATCTGGGATACCTACAGAGAAATATACAACAAGAATTATGGCAAAGAGACAGAAGAGTAACGAAATCAGAAGTACGGATGGCAGGAAGCATAACAAGCGACTGCCATCTAAAGTAGAAATAAGAGGTCAGGTGACTTCGAAGCCAGCTCGTATGAACGATGCTAAGAAGAAGTTGTTACCTAAGATAGCAGAGAATGTAGCAATTAAAACTCTAGGTGGAGCTGCTGGAATCTTTGAGCAGTTAGCTGAGGTAATTAAATCTACAGATTCAGATGCAGTAAAGCTAAACGCTATCAAGATGTATCTGGAACACTTAGAGAAAGGAGAGGTTAATCACACGCCCAGCAAGTCAGCACCAACCATTAACTTCTCTTTTAACAATCAACCTGACGAGAAGACAATAGATATAACTCCAGGAGAAGATGAGTCAAGTACAGCTGAATGAGAGGTATATGCCTCTGTTTAAGGATGATAGCAGATACTTTGTTATTACTGGTGGTCGAGGTTCTGGTAAGTCATTCGGTGTAGCAGTCTTCTTATTGAACCTAACTTACGAGGAAGGACACAAGATACTGTTTAGCCGTTATACAATGACCTCAGCGCAGACTTCTATTATTCCTGAGTTCGTAGAGAAGATTGAGCTTATGGGTGTACAGGAAGACTTCCGTATCACTAAGGATGAGATAATCAACCTAACTACTAGGAACTCTATTATCTTCAAAGGTATTAGAACTTCATCAGGAAATCAGACCGCAGCCTTGAAATCCTTAAATGGAATTACTACCTTTGTACTCGATGAGGCAGAAGAACTTATAGACGAGGATACGTTTAATAAGATTGACCTGTCGGTCAGGGTGCAGGATAAACAGAATAGATGTATTCTTATTCTAAACCCAACCACTAAGGAGCATTGGATTTATCAGAGATGGTTCCAGAATGTCGGTGTACCTGAAGGGTGGAATGGTAAGGAAGGCAATGCCAGCTATATCCATACTACCTATATGGATAACAAGGAGAATCTGTCAGAGTCTTTCTTGGAGCAGGTATTAGATATGAAGCAGAAGCGCCCAGATAAATACTTACACGCTATTCTTGGTGGATGGTTAAGTAAGGCAGAAGGAACTATCTATAAGCGATGGAAGGTAGGTGACTATCAACAAACAGAGCTTACCTGCTTTGGGCAGGATTTTGGTTTCTCTACTGACTTAACAACGCTGGTGCAAATCAGCATAGATAATGATAGTAAGACGATGTGGGTCAGAGAATGTTACGGACAGAAGAACTTAACTACTTCAGAAATAGCTAGAAAGAATAAGCAGTTCTGTGGTATTGATTTAATAGTCTGTGATAACTCGGAGCCTCGTTTGATATCAGAGCTGAAGTCTATGGACTTAAACATTAGGCCAACCATAAAGAAGTCTGGTTCTATATTGTCTGGTATTGCTTTAATGCAGGACTATGATATAGTAGTAGACAAAGGTTCTCACGGTATAATCAGAGAGCTAAACAACTATATATGGCAGGAGCGTAATGCTAAACCTATAGATAACTTTAATCACTTTTTAGATGCCATCAGGTATGCCCTGCAATACTTGGTACAAGGCAAGAGTTTAGGCAGGTATGTAATCAGATAACAATGGAAAAATTATTAGCAGCTAGAACTAGCAGAGAATTAGCAGATGTACTTGAAGTAAAGCACGAAGACGTACTTGACTTTTTCAAGGTATTAGAATATGAAACAAGAACAGCAAGAAGACTATACTTGCCAGTAGAGACACACGATGACGCAGGCATCTATCTAAATAGAATGCCACTAATGTTCAGAGTGTTAGCTCTTGACCACTTCATAAAACTAGGTGAGGTAGCTCACAGAGAGTTTATTTCAGAAGGCTCTTTAATATAGGACCCTTTAATGCAGGAGGGTTGCCCTTTAATGCAGGAGGGTAACTCTTTAATATAGGAGGGTAACTCTTTAATGCAGGAGGGTTACCCTTTAATATAGGACCCCCCCTCTTTAATATAGGACCCCCCAGCAGACCCATTTGACCCCCCTCTGGCGGCCTGTTTCGGGCTGATTTTGGGCCAATTTTGGCCCTTTTTACCTGTGTTTGTCCTATATTTTTCTACTATTTTTTTTAGCCTGTTTTGGCCTCTGATTTTGCAAATATCGCAATAATTAGGACTATTTCCATACAATTTTGAGGTTTTTTTAGTGATTTGCCCGATTTTACTAAAAAATATAGGTAAAACAGGGTATTTATTTGAGAATATCGCAATTTGGCCTTATCTGCTTATATATAACTATATTTACGGCAGAGCCAAAAAAAGGCGATGTTTAACTATATTAAATTAACACTTTATGAGAACAATTTTTACCCTGACGGCCCTGCTGTCATTCAACTATCTAGCTGGAGCTGTAGTATCTGCTGCTCTACAGCATTACGGACTAATCCATATAGCCGAGCTCTTTCCAGAGATGGCTCTGGGCTTTCCTGTATTAGTGGCCCAGCTGGCCGCCATCAAATACGCTGACACTATTAAAAAATCACTTAATTAATCACTAACTAAAATCTACTATTATGAAGAAAGCAATCAATCACCTAGAATTTCAGCTGGAATACGTAAAGCACGCCGCAGAGCTCGGCAGAGGCGTTGCTCTTAGCTATGGCTATTCAGAGGACTATCACAGCCTTAACGCCAGCAGCCTATCACTATGGGAGGACCCTAGCGACTTGACCCAGTACTGGAGAATTGAGCAATACAGCCGACGCCGCTTTATAGGCTATCGAATGTATACAGCCGACAGCTGTAGAATATTAGCTGCTGAAAGCTACGGCCGGCCGCTGGTAAACAAAGAAAGCCGACAGCTGTTTACTGGAGCTCTGGACAATTCCGGTATTTGGGGATATGCAGAAAACAGACGATTTGACAACGAGCTGTCAATATGCAATCATCTATACTCTGGCAACGGAGCTCTGGACTATTCCCATATAAACTACTGCGGAGCCTTTGCTTTTAATGACCCAGAACTGGCAACTTTTTTGCCAGCTGGCAAGCCAGCTCTGAAGGACTTTACAACTGGCAAGATTTGGGACAAATTCAACCAGACGCAGAAAATAGGCAAGGCTGTCCGCTATATTCTGGACTGCTGCGGCATTAAATATTTAGACGGCCATATAGAGCAAATCACTAACTATATAAAAGCAGCCAATACGCCGCTGGCCTTTCAATATAGCGGCGAGGCCATCAATATTAGCCAGATATATGACCTAGAGGCAGCAGAGGGCTGCGGCAGCTTAAATAACAGCTGTATGCGTGGATATGGTGACTATTACAAAGACCTAGACAGCAGCGACAGCGTCCAGTGTATATATACCCAGAATGAAGAGGGACAGCTGACCAGCCGAGCTCTACTCTGGACCACTAGACGAGGCTCTAAAATTTTGGACAGAATCTATGGGACAGACGCAACGATAACAGCCTATAAAGAACTGGCCAAAGAAAAGGGCTGGTATCATAAGGAGCTCCAGAGCTACGACAGTAGCCGCCAGTTTATTAATCCAGACGGCGAGGCGATTCGTACCTCTTTCGCTATTGACTGCGATATGATGTACTGCATAACGGAAGGAGCCGCTCCGTATCTTGATACGTGGAAATTTTACAGCGTTGAGCAGGGTATTCTGACTAATGACCTAGATTTAGCTCAAGAGGCTGGCGGCGATGTTTACGAGCTCCGCTGTACTGACGGAAACGCCGAGCTGTACTAATTATTAACTAAATATTTATCTATTATGAATACAACACTTTTGACAATACTGCAGACCCAGACTGAATCTTATAATACCAAAGCGATGGCCGATACGATGACAGCTCTACTCTTGAGCTCTGGAGCCGTTATCGAGACAGACGCAGTCGGTAATATATTCGCCACTAAGGGCACGCCGCCAGCTGGGCAATTTTACCCCTGTTTAGCCGCACACCTAGACAGCGTCCACGATATTATCCCAGAAGGCCGCTATCATATACTGGAGCTGGGCGGCAAAGCTTTTGCTATGGACAGCCAGACGCTACGCTTCGCTGGAGTCGGAGGCGATGACAAGTGTGGCCTGTATATAGCCCTTCAGGTCCTCCGCTCTGTGCCTTTCTGCAAAGTAGCTTTATTTGTAGATGAGGAAGTCGGATGCGATGGCTCTGGAGCTGCAGAGCTGGGCTGGTTTTCTGACTGCGGCTATATTCTCCAGAATGACCGCAGAGGCTACGCCGACAGCGTCCGCACTATTATGGGCAGCCGTATTGCCTCCGATGAATTTGTCCAGGCTATTGACCCTATCAATAAAAAATACCAGCGGAGCTGGTGCGACTCTGGTGGCTTAACAGACGTATATACTTTAGCCACTAGAGGACTGGAGCTATCTATGCTTAATCTAAGCTGCGGCTATTATTTACCGCACCAGCCAGAGGAGTATATCGATATACCAGAGCTGGAGGCTGTGCTCCGTTTTAATATAGAAGTAGTCCGCAAATTAGGAGGCCAGCGATTTGAGCACAGGGCCGAGCGAACCAGCTACAGCTATGGCGGCTACTATAGCAGTATATGGGCCCAGCCAGATACAAAGCCAGCCCTACAGACAGCTGTAGACCCAGAGGCCGAGCCCTGCTGCGACTACTGCAAAGCTGACAGCAATCTGGAGCTGGACAGCTGGGGCTGGTGGTGCCATAACTGCGGAGGCTATAGCTATAGACCAGACTACAGCCCAGAGGACAGAATCAATAGTACTGATTGGCTAGATTTGGACTAATAGAGCTCCAGAAAATAGAGCGGCCCTAGTGGCCGCTTTTTTTATATCCCAGAGCCAGCAGCAACGCTGGTTTTTTTATTATCTGCGACTTTCTCGGCTGTTGCTAGGGTCTTATATAGGAGCTCCGCAGAAAGTCCAGCAGAGGGCCTCTAAAGTAGCTCTACGGCGGTCCTAGTTTTTTTCTAAGTGTCTGGAGGCTAGTATAGGCTGGATAGTCAGGGGTAACAAATACAAATCAATTCACCAGACCTCAGCAGAGGACCTCCAGAGCTCTACAGCTCCAGCAATCTAGTCAGGGGTCCAGAGCTCAACTGAACAGCCAGCAGAGGGCAGCTGACGGCCTCGAATCTGTCGGAGGTCGTGATATGAATCTGGCTAGGTGTTAGTACCTCAATTCGATGAATTCAACGTAAATCGAGGATGGCTGGGTGTTAGTAATCCATTTCGATGATTTCAACGCATTTGACCTGACCCTAAAGGGAAGGTCAGAATATTACGAGGAAGAATGTATGGCCCCTCCTATTGCTTTAAAAACTATTAAAGATGCTGGGTAAGTTGAATGCTAGTGGGGCCATCGAAAGCAATAAAGGAATGCTAGCGCAATTATTACACAGACTTAGGGTATCTGGACCAACAGGTGGTGTTCCTGAAGTTTGGGACCATTAGCTATCCTCGCTGTATAAAGATAACTAAAATATTAATATCTGTTCATCAATAAATCTTATAGTGGTATAAGAAAAGTTTATGGTGGCAATGTAGGGATAGGAACTAGATGACCAAGATGGTACAAAACAGAGAATAAAGGTTATCTATTTAGATGAGTAAAGTAAAGTTACAGATTAGAGTCCCAGCAAGTCTGTCGGACATCACCCTTGAGCAGTACCAGAGGTACATCAAGGTATTAGACTCTATTGAAAAGGATGCAGAAGAAGCAGCGGACTTCTTAAATCTTAAAGCTCTTGATATATTCTGTGGGCTTGAGTTAAAGGAGAGCTATAAGCTACCAATAAGCACCTTTGATAGTGTATTAGTAAAATTAGCAGAGTGTTTATCTGAAGAGACACCACTTGTAAAGCGTTTCTGGTTCAGAGGCAACAATGGAGTTGAAGTAGAGTTTGGATTGCATCCAGACCTACAGAACTTAACTTCTGGTGAATACTTTGATTTAGATAACTATATCAATGACTTTCAGGATATGCACAAGGCAATGGCTGTTCTATACAGACCTATTACTAAGCACAAGGGAGAGTTCTATGATATAGAAGAATATGAAGGTACAGAGAAGTATGCTGGATATATGAAGTACGCCCCTGTAAACGTAGCTATCGGTGCTAGGCTTTTTTTTTATCGTTTAGGGATGAAATTGTCAAAACATACGATAGCCTCTTCTCTGAAGGAGATGAAGCCAGAGGAGCGTTTGCAAGTAGAGAACAGATTTTTGGAACAAAATGGGGTTGGTATCAATCACTTTATGCACTCGCTGGAGGAGATGTCACAAGATTTGATGAAATTACAAAACTTAGCATCCATAAATGCCTAGTCTGGCTATCCTTTGAAAAGGAAAAGACCGACCTAGAAAACAAGAGAATAAAAGACGCTTATAAATGACAACTATTTACGACATAATTGAGAAGGTAAAGACGAATCTACGGAACAATCCTATAGTCAATACCGTAACCTTTGGTGACATAAGTCAAGTTGACCTCAACAAAACCACTATGTTCCCACTAAGTCACTTCCTATTAGGAGAAGCTCAGATGACTGAACATACTATTAGGCTTACATTAAGCTTCTTATTCATTGACATAGTAGACTATAGTAAGGATTTTAATAGCAATGACGAAGGAAACAGACAAGATGATACTAATCTAGTAGATGTTTACAATACACAACTACAGATTGCTAACGAGTTGATTAGTGAGTTCCGCAGAGGTGACCTATATAGAGAAGGATTCCAGATAGTAGGTGAGCCAATATGCGAACCATTCAAGGACAGATTTGAGAATGAGCTAGCTGGTTGGTCCGTAGACCTTCAATTAGACATCTCTAATAACATATCAGTATGCTAGGACCAGATATTAAGGCACTCTTTGAGTTATACGGCGAAAAGTTTGTAAATGCCCTTGTTGCTCGTATGAACAACCTCAACTTAAATGCTAGCGGCTCAGGAGCCAAAAGTATTAAGTACAGGGCAACTCAAAGAAAACTTAGTATCACCTCTAAGAAGCACGTTGAGGGATTAGATAGAAGTTTATTCCCTTCTGACTATAGAGGAAAGAAGCCATCTACTAGTGACAATGACTTAGATAGATGGGTTAAGACAAAAATGCGTCCAGACCTAGACAGCAAAGACATAAGAAGACTTGCTTTTGCTGTAGCCGCAACAATAAAAAGAAACGGTACAATCAAGCGTTTCAGATATAGAGGAGCAGACCTGATTGGATTTGTAATTAAGAAACAACTTAAACCACTAGCTAACGACTTAGGTGATTTAGTGTTAAAGGATATCGACAAAGCTATCACGCTCAAACTAAACACTTATAAAAATATAAAAGTACAGTAATATGGCAACGAACATTAAGGCCAACGTAAGAAGCCCTAGATACTATGAGATGACAGGTTCTGGGTCTAAAACACTAAATATAAAGATATGGACAGGAGATATTACATCTCCCCCAGCATCTAGCACTTATTCACTAACCAAAGATGCGGTTGGCGGACAGGCTGTATTTGAGATAAGCGAGTTGGTTAGAGATTACATAGAGCAGAGCTTTACTGGCACTTACTCTTGTGCTGCTGTTTGGGTTAAGACTAACTCTGACACAGCCATTCCTGCATTTGACGGATATGGATATTATGACGAAGGAGCTAATCCCTCTTTAAGCACTAGAGCTTTAATAAGCAACACTACAATATGGGTGCCACCTTCAGAGAAGGTGAGAATACCAGTATATACTAGCGCATCTAGTAACGCTGTTAGTTCAGTTAAGTATTATAGCGGAGGCAGCTTGTTAGAATCAGACACTATTGTTTCTAGCGGTCAAAGTGC